CGGCTCTATTACTACTACCGATCAGACAGGCCCTGTCTGGTTTGCGCCAAGTAATCAGGTTTATTTCAACGGCGTAGAACTTGATACACGCGATCTGTTGCAAATCTTGTCACCGACCACGGGACTTGTTTATACAAGCGTGTCAGCAGTAGAGACGGCCTTGAAAATTGAGGCCGCGCGCAATCGCAATGCATCATCGTCGATACCTGCTGGCATTCTTAAGCAAACTGGTGGCGAACCGTTAAGCGCGCAAGAACTAGCAGACCTTGCTGCATCGTTTAACGCTGCTCGAGCAACTAATCAGACTGCGGCACTTAACGAGTTTCTTTCCTACGAACCGACAACAATGTCACCAGACAAAATGCTGCTTATCGAGTCTGCTAACTACAGCGCACTAGAAATGGCGCGTTTAGGCAATGTGCCACCGTACCTAGTCGGCGTATCGACCGGGTCATATTCGTATCAGTCATCACAGCAAGCGCGCGCAGACCTTTACATTTTCGGCGTCAAACTTTATGCCGAAGCAATCGCCGAAGCATTTAGCATGAACAGCATTTTGCCGATCGGCACTTATGTCGAGTTCGATGCCGAACAATATTTAGAAGAAAACTATTTAGCAGACAAAGAAGATGAACCAGTTCAAGAAAACACTCAAGAGGAGTTAGCAAACCGATGATCAGATTTACAGCCAGCAGTGTCAGCATTGACGCAGCCGCCAGCGATGGCACACCTACCAGAACGATTACAGGCATCGCCGTACCGTACGGCGTAGCAGCCACAGTCTCGGACGGCACAGAGGTCATCTTTGAGCGCGGCAGCCTGCCAGTCGACGGCAAAGCACCCCGCCTATATCTCAATCATTCGGCTGACAGCGCCATCGGCATTGTGACCAGCCGAATTGACGACGAAGAGGGAATGATGTTTACTGCCAAAATTAGCAAGACCGCAGCAGGCGACGAGGCTTTGCAGCTGGCCCTTGACGGCGTACTTGACTCGGTATCTGTTGGCGTAAACCCAACAAAGACCCGAGCAAATGAAGATGGCTCGATCACTGTGCTGGCTGCCGACTGGATCGAGTTGTCTATGGTGCCAGTTCCAGCTTTCGCTGGAGCGATCATTACAGACATTGCCGCCAGTATCCACCACGAACCCGAAGAGACCGACAATAATGAAATACAAGAACCCACAGAGGAGACAGAACCCATGTCAGAAGTAACAGTCCCAGCAGTCGAGGCAACCATCCCAACCGCTGCAATTCCAGCACAACCTAAGCGCGAGTTTAAGTTGCCATCAGCAGGCGACTTCATGGCTGCCTATCACATTGGTGGCGACACTTTCCACAACATGAACAAAGCAGTAGCAGAGTTTTCAGCATCACAACGCACAGCACTGGAAGCAGCAGCTGGCGATGTGCTTACCACTGACACCCCGGGCCTCTTGCCAGTGCCCGTGTTGCTTCCATTGGTGCAGGATCTAAACTTTTTGCGCCCTACGGTGGATGCATTAGGCGCTCGCGCTTATCCAGATGGTGGACGCTCAAAAACTTTTATTCGTCCAACAATTACCACGCACACAAGCGTTGCTGCACAGTCAAGCGAACTCAGCGCAGCATCGGCTACCACAATGGTCATTGCCTCAAACTCGGTCAGCAAGACAACTTTGGCCGGACAAGTCACCCTCTCGATTCAGGACATCGACTTTACTTCTGGCCCAGCGATGCAACTAATCCTCAATGACTTGATGGGCGAGTACATGATCGCTTCCGACAACTTGGCAGCAGACAACTTGCTTGCAGCAGCAAACTCAAGCGGTGTATGGGACGGAACCCCTGAAGATTTGCTCAAGTCTGTTTACGACGCAGCAAATGATGTTTCAAGCAACCGTAACTGGATGCCAACTCACATGTTTGTGTCGGTTGATGTTTGGGCACAACTTGGTCAGCTCGTTGACTCGAGCAAGCGTCCGCTGTTCCCATTCATTGGTGCAGGCCTCACTGGCCAAAACGCACTGGGCGCATCAAGCGCAGGATCTTGGAACGGTACGCCAATGGGCTTGCAATTGGTAGTTGACAGCAACTTCGCTGCTAAGACCATGATCATCACTCGTGTTGGTCAAGGCCAAGGCGATGCGTTCGAGTTCTACGAGTCCATTCGTGGCTTGATGAGCGTTGAAGTGCCAGCAACTTTGGGTCGCACAATGTCCTTCCACGGATATGTCTCGACCTTCGCTGCAATCGGTGGCATGATTCGCAAGATCACACAGGCCTAGTCGAGAGCGGAGCATCCGCTCATGGCTGTTTACAGCGTTACTCAAAAGTATCTAATTGACAACTACGCCGTACTGCAACTTCTGACCCCATCGGAAATTGCAGTCGGCCAGTCAATTACAGTCGCATCGGTCGATGCAACATTTAACGGCACATTCACTGTTCGCGCATTGCCCCAGTATCTGTACATCGGTATAGACACTGATGGCGATCTGCTTTATGACATAAATGTGCCTATTGCTAATCAGGTGCTGTACACAAAAGTTGCAGCCGATGTTGAGCGTGTTGCCGCCACTGGCACAGTCACTTACACCCAAACATGCACATGGGTCACTGCCGCGCAGCTCGTCACCTACCTTGGTGTGCAGATCACCAACCCGTCAGACGATTACACGCTGATCACTCAGGCCGTATCGGCTGGAAACGACTTCGCATATCGTCGAAGGCAAGAGGCTGGCTACATTGACAGTCTCACGACCAGTCCGGGTGGGGATGCCACGCTCGGCACACTCATGTACTGCGCGGCCCTCTGGCGCAGCCGTGGCTCGCTTGAGAACACTTTCGCATCCTTTGACGGAATGGGCACAGCGCCTCAGCAGAGCCTCACACCGATCGTTAAACAGTTGCTTGGCATCGACAGGCCTGCCTGCGCGTAATGGCTTACACAGACGCTCTCAACGGGGCTATTGACAGCCTGACGACCACACTGACAGCGGTCTCTGGAATAAGGGTAGTAAACGATGCCACCAAGATCGTCCCTAATTGCGTTTTCATAGATGCGCCGTCCTTTACCACGATCGCTGGCAATGGCAACATCATCCGCATGGACTTCCCAATCAAAGTCATTGGCTCAGGCCCAGCAGGCCTACCAGTCCTACGCAGCATCCTCGACATTGTTAGCAAAGTTCTACTCAGCCCGATCATCGTCATGGCAGGCCGCCCCAGCAACCTAGAAATTGGTGGGCAGCTCTTCCCGTGTTACGACCTTGACTGTGGCATACAAGCACAAAGCGCATAAGGAGAAACATGTACACCATCATCAGCCCACGCCTCGGAACCCCGGGCGATCAGTTCATCCCAGAGGACGGTGTCAACATTGACGCACTGCTTGACGGCGGCCTGATATCCACCGACACCGCAAAGAAATCATCTAAAGTCAAATTAGAACCCAAGGAGCAATAGACATGGCTATCAGCAGCACTTACCTTTCTAACCCAAGCATCACGATCAACTCGGTGGACTTGTCCGATCAGTGCACAAGCGCGGTCATCAACTATGTGTCGGAACAATTAGAAAACACGACATTTTCCAACACTTCGCGCAGCTTCACATCTGGCCTGTACTCAAACACCGTGACCGTAACTCTTTATCAGAGCTACGCAGCAAGCGAGACTGAAGCCAGCATTTACAGCCTTGTGGGCACAACCACGACGCTTGTCTTAAAGCCAAGTTCATCGGCTGTCGGTGCTGCAAACCCTTCGTACACTTTGACGGGCGCGTTCTTGTCGGCACATACACCGATCAACGCTTCGCTTGGCGAACTGTCCACAATTGACCTGACATTTAGCGGTGGCGTTTTAACTAAAGCCGTCGCATGATCTCGCGGCATCAGCCGCTGAGAATTACAAGTAGCAAGACCGCACAAGCGGAGCCTTGCCCGACAAAGGAGAAACAATGAAAGTCAAACTATCTATTGACCTTGGCGACGGTAAGCCAGCGCGTGAGATGACCACCAACATGCTCGCCATTGTTGACTGGGAACGAACAGAGAACCGTCGATCAGCAGACGGCAAAGGCATCGGCTTTAGCGACATGTGCTGCTGGGCTTACACATTGTGCAAACTTGCTGGAGACAAAGTGCCAGCCAACTGGCGCGAGTGGGTTGCCGAAAACCCTGACATGACCATTACACCTATTAACGAGGTAGCAGACGAGACCCCTTTCATCGAGGGACTTGGCGGCGAAGCCTCTGCGAAGTCCTAGCGTTAACAGGCTTCTGGCCAAAGGAGATTGAGTTCACTATGCGAGACCTGAACACCGTCACCTATGTGCTTGAGCAGATGCACCGCAAGAAGTAACCATGCCTGTCTCTCACAGCGTCGAAGTAGTCGGTCTTAAAGAAACAATTAACGCCCTACGCAAAATTGACCCACAGCTGCAGAAAGACTTTAAAGCTGACGCGACAGCGATCGCACAGCCAGCCATTACCGCCGCCAAGGCTGCATACAGTCAGTTTCCATTGTCGGGCATGGCGCGTAAGTGGTCTGATCGAGGCCGCAAGATATTCCCGTTCACTATTGCCAGCGCACAGTCAGGCGTAAAGATGCGCTTTGACACTCGACGCAACGCTGTAGGCGTGATCCTTATTGAGCAAAAGAACCCAGCGACAGCAGTGTTTGAGGGTGCAGGCCGTAAAGATACAAACCGTTTAGGCACATCACTTGACTCGGTCAGTGCTGAGCGTGGCTTTGCAATGGCGATGCCGGGTAGGACTCGACTGATCGGCCCAGCGGTCTATAAAGCGCGGCGCGGTATTGAGGCCGAGATGCAAAAGATGGTGCTCAAGACCATTAACGAAATACAGAAAGACCTCAACTAATGGCACTGTCAATCCCCATCATCAGCGAGTTTCAAGGCGGCGGCGTTGACAAAGCCATCAAACAGTTTCAGCAGCTTGACGGCGTAGGCGCAAAAACAGGCTTTGCACTTAAAAAAGCGTTTTTGCCTGCCACTGCCGCGCTCGGTGCATTAACGGCTGGAATCGGTCTAGCTACAAAGGCGGCAATGGAAGATGAAGCCGCACAGCTCGAGTTGGCTCGCCAGTTACGCACCACGACACAGGCAACCGACGCACAGATTAAAGCGGTCGAGCAGTCCATTAGCGCGTTTAGCAAACAGACCGCGATGGCTGATGACCAGCTGAGGCCAGCCCTTGCCAATCTCGTGAGGGCTACAGGCTCGCTTGAGTTGTCCCAAAAAGCAATGTCGGTCACCGCTGACCTTGCAACAGCCAAAAACATTGATATGGAGACTGCCAGCGTCGCAGTGTCTAAAGCTCTTGCAGGTCAGACCGCTGCGCTTATCAAACTTGACCCATCGCTAAAGGGCGTAATTGACTCGTCCTCGAGCGCTGATGAGATCATGCAGGCACTCAATGGCTCGGTCGGCGGAGCTGCTGAAACCTTTGCCAATAGTGCTGAAGGCGGTCTAAAAAACTTCGGCATCCAAATGGAAGAATTGAAGGAGAGCATCGGAGCAGCGTTTATTCCTGTTATGGAAAAGATGCTGCCGCTAGTCCTGGACTTTACGACCTTCTTGCAAGACAACACCAAGGCACTGCTCATTGTGATCGGCGCTATCGCAGCCATGACCGCAGCCATAGTTACCGCAAACATTGCTATGAAGGCTTACAACGCCTTACAGATCGTCATTACGGCAGCCAACGCTGTGCTGGCAGGATCATTTACCACGGTCTCGCTATCGGCTGGTGTGCTCGCTAAAGGCTTAGGCGTAGTCATGATTACCCTTGCCGCGCTGTACGAGCTGTACCGCGAAGGCCCTCGAGCAATAGCAGAGTTCATGCTGCCGTTTAAGCAGTTTGCTGTCGGCGTGTACAACTCGGTCAAGGTAGTTGCCAACGGCATAAACCAAATTATTAACGCCGCGATCATCGGACTGAACCAACTTATTAACGCGCTCAATGTAATACCGGGTGTAAACATCGACTTGATACCGCTAGTCCCAATGCTTGAGTACACGGCACTGCCAACACTGGACGCAATATCTAGTGGCGCAAGCGGGCGAGGTGGCGCAGCGCGTGAAGGCGGCACAGGCTCTATTGGCTCAAGCCCGATGGCAATGATCGAGTCAGCCCTAGTCGCTCCATCAGGCGGTGGCGGTGGCGGTGGTAAAGCCTCGAGCGTCCTTGATCTGAGCAAGAACTATGCAGGCAACATGGGCGGCAACTACGGCATCACAGGCAACGCTGGCGACTTCTCTAGTCTCTTCGATCAGTTCATGGTTGAGCGCGGCACACCGATTACAGTCAATGTGAACGGCGGTCTAGCCACATCAGCAGACATCGGTCGCGCTGTAGTGAACAGCATTAAAGCCATGAACCGAGTGGACGGCCCAGCACAAATACAGGTCGCTTGATGGCTACCACAATCGTCCAGTCAGGGTCGTATGACCTACAGATCGCTACAGGCTTTTTAGTTAACGCGTTTACGCTTGACGATCCACTAAAGGGCGTTTTGGACTCGCCTGATTATGTGCTGGACGGCTCAAGTGAGTTTGCATCCGTCATTGACGGCGCTACAGGCATCAGCGTGTTCCGTGGACGCAGAGACATCGGCGACCAGTTCACTGCTGGCACAATGAGCTTTGATCTTAACGACACATTCACGGGCGGCATTTTCAATCCCTTCGATACTTTGTCGCCCTATTTCAACACCGATGACGCTGTGCCGGGTCTAGCCCCTATGCGCAAGGTCGTGCTCAGTCGTGAAGGTGAGGAACTGTTTAACGGCTACATCGTCGACTACTCATATAACTTTAATCTTGGCGGTCTTGATACAGTCACCGTGGCCTGTGCTGACGACTTTTATTTGCTGAGCCAGACTTATATGAACGAGTTTAATGTCAGCGAAGAATTAGCCAGCGCTCGAGTAGCAGCAGTGCTAGATCTTCCCGAAGTTAACGCTTTTACAGGGGTAGGTCAGCGAAACATTGAAACCTCAACCATTTTGCTGGGCGGTGCTTCCGCATATACCGTTCCCTATGGCACATCGGTCGCTGCTTACATGGCGAAGATTAACGAGTCTGTGCAGGGCCGCATCTTTATTGCGCGCGACGGTACTTTTACATTCCAAGACCGCATTGGTGACACGCTTTCGGCATCATCAGCAGACTTCCACGATGACGGCACAAACATTCCCTACGACAATGTGGGCATCTCGTTTGAGGCCAATCAGGTCATTAACAGGGCAGCAGTGCAACACGCTGGAGCTACAAGCCCAGAGATCGCCGAGGACTTAACATCGCAGGCCACCTATTTTATTCAGACCACAGCCATCTCGGACGCGCTAGTTCACAACAACACGGCAGCTCTTGACCTTGCTAACTACCTGCTCGTAGGCCAGCCAGAGGCGCGTTACACCAATGTGTCCACCCTGTTCGCATCCCTCACCGATGCCCAACGCGACACGGTGGCAGTCCTTGAGATCGGCAACACGATCACCATAGAGAAGTCATTTACCAGTGGGGTCACGATCACATCACTGGCGCAAGAACTAGCCATTGAGGGAATCCAGCATGAGATCGACTTGTCAACAGGCCATCGCATGACCCTGTTTACTAGCCCTACGACGCTGGTGTTTGAGCTGATCTTGGATGATCTGGTATATGGCACACTCGACACAGAAAATGTCTTAGGATAAGGAGCACTTATGGGAGCAAACGCAGTTACTACAGTCCCCGTTTATACGGCAGGCGAAGTCCTGACAGCGGCAGACCTGAACATTACGAACTCTGGCATCCCAGTGTTCGCGACCTCAGTAACGAGAGATGCCGCGTTTGGAGGTGCTGGCGAAAAGACTTTGGCAGAGGGGCAGTTCGCGTTCCTTGAAGATTCCAACAGCACACAATTTTATGACGGAGCTTCTTGGCAGTCAGTAGGGCAGACACCGGGCTTAGTGCTTGTGGCTGCACAAACAATCGGCACAACAGTTGCAAGCGTTACCGTGACTGGCGTATTTAGCAGCACTTACGACGCCTACAAAATTGTTGTTTCAGGCGGTACTTCATCTGTTGCTGACGAATTTTTAGGAATGACACTTGGCGCAACCGCTACGGGCTACTACAACGCTTACAGCGGAATCGTTTACAGCACAGGCGCAGCAACTTTAGTTGTAAACAATAATGCGACATCATGGACAAGAGTAGGCGCACTTAACAGCGGCGGCATACAAGCCAACTTTGATCTAGTAGCACCGAACCTTGCCAAATGGACCACAATTTCAGGCACCCATATTTATGCTGGTTCAGCAAGAAGTTTTGGTGGCTATGTGGACAACAGCACGCAATACACCGCGTTTACATTAACGCCAGCAAGCGGCACTTTGACAGGCGGAACTATCCGCGTTTACGGATACGCAAACAGTTAGGACTATGACATGACATACGAAGAAGCAATCGCAATGTATCCACACGACGAAGTGCATGTACAAGTTGACGATGTTGTGCGTCCAATGACCCCAGCAGAATACGAAGCGTTTATACAAAAACAAGTCGAGTATGTGCCGCCCGTGGCATAAATATGCTGCCCTTGTTTTTATGGTTGCAGTCGTAGCGGTGGTACTTAATGGATGCAGCAGCACAAGAGTCAACATTGAGCCAAATAGGTGCTTTACGCGGACGGCTTGCGATGTCGCCAGAGGATAAACACGCACGACTAATCCTGATCGTTGGCATCACTATGTCAATTAGTTTTGCTGCAATTGTCCTCGGCTTCGTGTACGGCCTACTGTTTGTTAACCAGCCCCTTGAGCAAGCCCCAAACGACGCAGCCTTTATAGACCTACTCTCGACCGTTGTCGTGTTCCTTACAGGATCACTCGGCGGCCTATTAGCATCTAACGGAATGAAAAAAGCCAAACAAACAGGGGCAACAAATGAAAGCCAGTGATAAAGCAATGATCTCGACCTACATCAACAGTGCCATTGCAGCAGCAGTCGCCCTATACATGTCAGGCAACACAGACCCGAACGATCTGCTAGGCGCAGCCATCGCAGCTGTAGCACCACTCTTCATCGGCTATGTCAACCCGAAAAACAAAACTTATGGCATCGGCAAAAACCCCGAAGCCTAAAGCACCCACGCTCACTGTCGTACCAG